GTTCTAAAAGAAAAGAAGAGTGAGGTACGAGTTTCAGGTTCCAAACTGAAACCCAGCTCTGCTCTATCTTTGATCGATGGGATAATTGGTTTATTAGGGGGCCAATCCCGCGGAGGCGCGGGGGGGAAGGTAATCCTCTCTTCGAAAGATAAATCCTTAGCGACTTGTGTAAACAAGTATTCTGCCGATTTATTGATTGAAAAGACTACCCAGAAGGGGAACCTGTGGTGCTGGAATTTTGGATGTGGGCCTGTCAAAGATGCTCTATTTCTGACGCGATCAGTTTTAGAGTGTCTTTACGACTCTTTCCCAAAGTTCTGCACGTTCCCTGTAAAGGATCAGATCTACCTTTACGCTCAAGCCAAGTCTTGGCCGAAATGCATGTTCGTTAAGTATGCTAAATACTTAACTGTCTGGCCCCTTGCCCGATACATGCATAATGATCTACCTAAGAGGCCGGAAGGCTTTTTAGGGTTTCCTCTAGTGTTCAAGGGTCATATTAAAAGAATGTTAAAGCAACGTCTTGTCAGCTTTAACGACGATAACACTAGGTTGTGGCTCGGTTTTCTTCAGGGTGTCAAACGTGGTTGCAATGTTGTTTCTCGAGAATTCGTAAAAGAATCTTTCTTGAAACACAAGCTGGCTATGTCGACCCCTCCTATGACAGAAACTGAGATTATTGATTCCTATGATCGTTGGGTTGAGAGATCTCTTTCAACCTTCCATGGACCTGAGAGTCTGAAGACTCATGAAGCCTCTGGATCTGCTTCTTATGAGTCGAAACGTTCTTTAGGCGGAGCTAGAACATTTCTCATTGATAACTTTGATGATATCGATGATCTTAAGCTTCGTGACTGCTATGAAGATTATGTTGAGGATAAGGAGGCATTATTAATCTCCTCTATCTTCCCAACGCATGATCTCCTCGACATGATTGAGGATCGTCCTGGTCACACAATAAGTATTTATGGTTACCCCTTTCCCCATTACTCTGATATTCAAACTGAATTTTCACGTTTGAAGGATAATGTTCTTATCCCAAGGTACGAGACCACTTACGTGAGTAAGTCGTCCCAGCTTGTGAGAGATATATCCGGAAATTGGAGACGGGAAGAAACAAATACTACGCGTACGATAACAACGCCAAATAAGCCAATCTTTGGAGAGGCAATTGATACATCCTATTTGGGTGAATCGGTTGAAATCTTGAAGAGGAAAGGCCCGCTTCGTGTACGTATGGCCGCAGTATTAGAACCCTTAAAGGTTCGTCTTGTTTCTAAGGGTGAGGCATTGCCTTATTGGTTAGCCCGGGACTTTCAAAAATCGATGTGGAATTATCTTCAAAAATTCCCGCAGTTTGCTCTCACGGGGAGACCCATGTCTTCCTTCGATCTCACAGGAATTATTGAGCGAGAAAAGAAGCTGAATTTGACGTTCCCAAAATGGGTTTCGGGTGATTATTCAGCAGCTACAGACGGGATTGACTACCGTCTAACAAATAAGGTCATGGAAGTTTTCCTGCGAAAGTCAATCTTGGACGAAAGTCTAAAGGACCTTCTTCGCGGGGTAATAGGGCTTCAGTTCATTGAATATCCTTTCAAAGATATCGATGACCAGATGCAGATGAACGGACAATTAATGGGATCGGTTTTATCCTTTCCTATTCTTTGTTTAATTAATCTTGTCGCATATTGGCGTAGTCTTGAGGAATATTTGGGTCGTTTAGTCCGAATGGAGGATCTTCCTGTTTTAATTAATGGGGATGATATTCTGTTTAGAGCGAATGATCGTTTATATTCTATTTGGCTAAGGCGGATAGCTGAAGTCGGTTTTTCTCTAAGTTTAGGGAAGAACTATTTACATGAGTCTCTACTCATGATTAACTCGGAGATGTACCGGTATACCAAGGGTCAAAGGGATGGTTTCAATTGTAATTTCAAAAAGATTGATTACCTGAACTGCGGACTTTTGACTGGACAGTCCAAGACGAGCAGAATAACAGATATTAAACCTATCTGGGATATCTATAATAAGATTATTCCGGCTGCGGTGAACCCTGTTAGAGCACACCATCGGTTCCTTCACTATTACAAGGATCAGATTAACGAAGCTACTGGATCAGTAACTTATCTAGAAGAAGGTAAGAAACAATTCAGGGGGGGTAATTACAATTTATTCCTTCCACATGAACGTGGCGGCCTCGGTTTCCAATGTCCACTATCTCGCTTCGAATATAGAATCACACCATTCCAGAGGAAGTTCGCT